TTTTCCTTGTCATTTAACTTTTCAAAGGGTACATTATACACTTCAACAAGTAAATGTGTGCCCATATGAGCGTTTTTAACGTGTTTTTTCATCATTAATGATTTCGTAGTCATCTTCGAGTACCTCTTTGAGGTAATTTTTGTCCCAATAGTCGTAATAATTGGTTTTTGCAAGTTTTTTTCTTGCTTCAGTCAGTTCTTTTCGTGGTTGACACAACACTAAGTTGTATTTTCCATTACTTGTTTGAATTCCTTGTATGTATGTTCTGGTTTTTCCGTGATCTGCAATGAATTTATAGTTTGGATAGTTCCGATTATAGTCATCAACAGCATCATACAAGGAATTAGCGTCAATGTCGTCTTCAACTATATGAATTATAACGTCAAAATCAGAATTTGGCACTATTTTACTTAATTTTTGTTCTTGAATACTAAAATTAGCACCTGACGCATAAGGACAGATGCTAAAATTACCTAATTCTGGTCTAATTTTGGATATTTGACGAATCCAATGTAAAATATACTTATTTCTTTCCTCGTTCATCAGGTGTTGTCCAGAAATAATCGTCACAATCACCTAATCGACCCCATTTAACACCATTTTCGACTTGATAGTATTGAGTTGATACCTTAAAATCAGGCATTTTAGCATCTTGAGGGGTCATTGAGATATCATATACACGACAACGGTTGTTTGGATACAGTGCAAACTGTCCATTTTCCAATTCAATCAGATTAAATGACTTATGTTCGTCTGGTATCTCACTACAACTCGCATCAATCTCATCTAAAGACCCGTGATAGTTGTCAAGAGTGCAAATATACTGCCCTTTGATTGATCCAAAGTGTCTTGTACGACATTCCCACTCCATTGAAGCAACAATACTCTTCACAATCGTAGTAACATTGTAGTCCATACAGTTCCAGAATTGTAGATTTGGTAAATCTAAGTCAGGGTCTGGTGTTTTTGGTGACGAAACAAATGCACTTATCGGCAACTTATCAAAAATTGCCCCATATTCGGGTAAGTAAGTTTCAAAATAGTAAGCACGACCAGGTATACTCTTGGCAGCAACCCATATTCCTTCAACAAACTCACCGTGTCCGTCTTTTAAATCTCTTAAATACTCTTTTCTCACCCATACCTTCATGGTGGGTAAATTCGTA